ACATGGTATTCGTGTCTATCGTGAGATGAGTGATAACGATTATGTTGTCGGTGCCGTTCTGTACACAATTCAAAGTTTGATACGCCAGGTTGAATGGCATATCGAGGGTGATGAACAAGCAGCCGAATTCATCGACAGTTGCATCAAGGATATGAGTACTTCCTGGGAAGATACTCTTATCGACGTTCTTAGCATGTTGCCTTACGGATGGTCGTGGCATGAGATTGTGTACAAACTACGTAAGGGTGAACATGATGATCCAAGGCACAATTCAAAATACAGTGACGGTAAATTAGGTTGGCGCAAATTACCTATTCGTGCGCAGGATACTTTATACGAGTGGGATTTTGATGAAGAGGGTGGCACGCAAGCAATGCTGCAAATGCCGCCACCTAATTATGATATCAGGAAAATACCAATCGATAACAGTCTGTTGTTTCGTACAGCCACTCATAAAGGTAATCCTGAAGGGCGTAGTATTCTCAGATCAGCATACAGACCTTGGTATTTGAAAAAACATATCGAGAATATCGAGGCAATTGGTATTGAACGTGATCTTGCCGGTATGCCAATCATCTATCGTTCTGAATTGGTGGCCAGTCAGTACGATACCGAACTAAAAAACATACTGCGCAACATCAAACGTAATGAGCAGGAAGGTATACTGCTGCCACTGATCTTCGATCCAGAAGGTAACGAACAATTAAAATTCGAATTGATCAAGGCAGCAGGTAGTCGCCAGATAGATACCAACGCTGTTATCAACCGTCTTGATAGAGCGATCGCAATGACATCGTTAGCGGATTTCATTATGTTGGGCCAGACAGTAGGTAGCTTTGCGTTAAGCTCCGACAAGACTCGACTATTCAGCCTTGCGTTACATGCGATACTAGGCTCTATAGCGTCAGTTTATAATCAGTATGGTTTCCCACGCTTACTAAGAATCAATGGGATCAAAATCAAAGATCCTGAGAAACAACCACGTTTGGTATTTGCTGACATTGAAACGCCTAATCTTGATGAACTCGGTCGATACATTACAAGTCTTGCGGGCGCGGGCATGCGGTTATTCCCGGACGATGACCTTGAGAATTATTTACGCACATCTGCAAGCCTGCCTGAACGCCCAGAGGAAGGCTTTCCTACGCCGCCACCAGAGGCTGGGGGCAATGTCACGGAAATGAGGCCTAAGCCCTCTGTTAAGCCGCCTGGCGCGAAGCCGGAGGCTAAGCCTGAAGCCGATAGCGTTGAATTAAAGCAGCAGGCACGAAAATCTAACGGCGCAAAAAAAGATCGTTTCAATCGGCAGTCCTTGGATCTTGTCAAAGTTCCCAGTAAAAAGAAACCCAGTAAGAAAACTCCTACTAAGAAGAAATGAACCTCGAAACTCTTGTAGCAGAAGTTGTTGATGTTATAAACAAAATCAACTCTTGCCATATTCAGTCAGGCGCAAAAGGTGGTCAATTCTGTTCTGGTGGAGGTAAAGTACCGGCTGCTCCGAATCTTAAGGCGGTCTTAGCAAAGGCGACACACAAACCATCAACAGCCGCTAAACAACAAATTGCCGACAAGAGCGAAAAATACCTTAGTTCGAAATTGAGAATTTCTCGTACTGATAATAATTCGCCTTTCGATCTAAAGAGTCGCAAGGTTGGTATTGAGGTAAAGACACTCGTAGATAATAAAAATGATAAAATTACGATGCATAAGGCGTCCCTGGCGCGTAAGGTAAAGGCCGCGAATGCAGAAAAGTTAAAGACTTTTACAATTGTGATTGACAAGCGCGCTAAACAAACCAAATACTACTACCGCGAGGGGCTAGGCTCATTCAGAGTAAAGGGACTGAAGTCAGTACAATCTATTGAGGAGTTAAGGAAGGTAATCAAGTGAATGTGGACTGGGACGATTTGCTCCCATATCTACATCGCGCGGCACGAGCAATTTTTGATGGTGTTGGAATCGAAGGTGATTACGAGGATGCGGCGCAGGAAGCCTGCTGCATAATATTTATGATTAAGGACGTACAACATCCAAAAGCACTCGGGCAAATGATTCTCAAACGTTTACGCCGACGTATATTGATTTCACACGCATATACCAAAAGGGGCAACATGTGCGATGTTTCAGTTCGAGCAGGGTTTGACGCCGGGCTGCTAGCGGGTGATTGGATCGAAAATGCCTTACCGCTCATGCCGTTAAAATATCGCGATCTCATTACTGATATGGATATTGTACATAGGGAATATGGCGCGGAGAAGACTCCCAAAACAAAAGAAAGCTGTGGCGCAACGTTACTGGAGGGCAAAATTTACAATGCGTGCGGCATTGACAGAAGTAGGCTAAAAGGATTATCAAAATGAGCATGGAAGTGGCCACAGCGGAAAAATCGTTGGGGCAGTTTGCATCCAACAACGGATATACCGAACTGATGCAGTACGTAACAAAGGCGTACCCTAATGTTACCGAGTTCTTTAAGACAGGTATAACAGATGAAGTATCTGATGTGTGTAAAGAACTAAAGGCCATTTCTTTAAAAGCACCTTCACCGATCGCAAAGACTGCCGAGGATTTATACCGGCGCATCGTTGGGCATACAGTAGTAATGATTACTGATGGTGCGGCAAACGACTGAATTGTGTATAAAAGGGGTTTCCTCTCTGTGTGAGTCAGTATAGCGGACAACACTTTAAAGGGCAAGCCGGGCGAAAAGGCTTGCCCATTTTTTAAAGGCTAATGAAAAGCACACTGTTGATTTTAGCGGAAAGTTTTGTATTACCATTACTGGCATTTTGCCTTGTTCAATTTGTGTTTGTGAATGTGCACAGCAACCCTCCCTTTATACGTTTTACAGATGGCCTGTGTTTTATTCTCTACGCCTTGTTCCTATCAGCGGTTATCAGCGAATCACGTCTTAAGGAAACTAAGGTGAGATCGCAGAAAAATATCTTGTGTTCTACGGAAGATTAGTTTTGTGGCGCGTTATAAAGTTCTAGAACAGGCGGACAAAAGCGTACCACAATTATCAGACGCAATCGAGGAAAGTTTTCGACAAGCGCAGAAAAGAGTTTTACCACTTACCGCTGATTACGAATCTGGCTATGTTTCAGAATTGGTTCTAATTGATCGCATCAGCGCAGGTGTTGCTGACGCGATTGTTGGAGGCGGTATCAAATCAGATAGAACAAGTGTATGGGAAGCAATACTGATTGCCGCACAACGTGGCGCTGATGCTGCGATTAGCGACTTAGACGGCGTACAGGTAGAGAAAGCATCAGTTGGAACGTCGATGAATTTCGACCTTCTCAATCCTGACACTATAAAGTTCCTACAGATATACAAATTCGAACTGATCCAAAATATCAGTAACACTACGCGCGAGGCAATCAGGCAGATTATGCTTGACGGCGTGCGTAATGGTGAGGCACCTAGTGTAATAGCCCGTAACATCAGATTGCATATCGGGCTGACCGCGCAACAGGCGCAAGCAGTTTTGAACTACAAGCGAGCCTTAGAGAAAGGTCAGGGTAGTATAGCATTACAGAATGCTTTGCGCGACCAACGTTTTGACTCGACTGTAGCCGCAGCAATTAATGCGGGTAAACCACTTCCCAAAGAAAAGATACAGAAACTAGTCGGCGCCTATTTGCGCAAATCACTTAAGTATCGCGCCGAGACGATTGCGCGTTCGGAGTCAATTCGCGCTTCTACGATCGGACAGAACATAGCTTGGCGTCAAGCGCGTGATCAAAACTTGCTACCAACCACAATGCGTCGTTATTGGGTGATCACAAAACATGATACCTGCGAACTTTGCAAGGATACGCGCTCGGGAAATAAAGATGGTGTTGGTATGGATGAGGCATTTCAGACTCCTATAGGTCCGACAGACGGGCCACCACTACACCCGCGCTGCCGCTGCACTTTGGTTATCAAACATGCTTAATTTACAGCGGATCATTACCGACACAATTTGCGTGTTAGGTAAAATAAACTCCTGTCACAACTCAAGCGATGGCAGATTTTGTTCAGGCAGTTCTGGTGGTGTCGATATTAATTCAATAAATGAAAAATGGCCTGATAGTGTTGGGCTTAAAATACCAGGAGATTGGAAAACATTTGATGCCGTTGCTCCGGATTGGGGTGGAAAATTTCCAAAACCCCAGGTAAGGATGTGTCATAAGAATGCGGTATGCAACTTAAAGATTGATTCTGATATGCGTGTTATCGCAGGCGTTGCCTTTGGCAAAGAATCCTTGAATCCTGATAAAATTAATATTTATCCGCTTCCGCATGTTTGGAATCTTGACAAGCAAGGTAGAGTTGTCGATACAACGTATGGTCATAAGTGGGCATTGAATACGGTTTATATTGGTACTGATATAACTGGTAATAAAGGTTTGATCAGTACACAAAGGCGTGAGAATAAGAAACGGTATCCAAAGACAGACCCAATATTAGATTATGTTTTTGCACAACTT